ACAACTGTTGGGATTTCTATAGCCATATTACCACCTATTCACAAATCCACTTTTACGCGGACGTTGAGTTGCTTTACGAACATGTCTCTGCGTTACTGTCTCTGGAACAGCGGGAGCGACAGTTTCAATTGGTTCAAGCCGTTCAATCAGCGCCTGCCAGTTCGGGTTTAATAATTTCAACGCCGCATGACTATAAATTCTGCAGTCAGTCGCCTCGTTTCTTGTTCTTGTCTTAACCCATTCACGATATGGAAATCCACGTCGAAATTTGGTTATCATTTTTTCTGCTGTTAACTGAGCAAAATATTCTTCGTCTCGCTCCATCGGGAAGTGGCAATATCCAGCACCTTCCTCCGCGATTTTCAGCCTCGATGCCAACAATACTTTTGCATCATCAACGCCGACAATATAAAGATCAACTTTCCGCTTCGATGATTTGTTTTTCTTCTGGATAGACTGCGAAACAATTGGCCTACCCCCACCCTCAACACCTTTAACTGCAAAAACTCTTCGATTGCGGTGCTTATAAACAAAATCATAGACCAACTGAGTCTGGTAGCCAGAATCGATGGTTGTTGCTGCGATGTGGAGTATATTACCACTTTCATGCTCAAAATCGTAATCAAACATTTCAGCCAGTTCTTCCCAGACTTCAGGTTGAGTGACATCACCGTAAAATATCTTATATGCGATGTTCCAACTCTCTTCGCCTAAACCATATCCAACAATCTCGGCCTCTATCCTGTCAGCCTGAATGTCAACGCCCATCGAAAGGACAACTGCGCCCTGTGGAACTGTTTTTTCGTAAATTTCTCGACGACCATACAGATACGAGTCGTCAATTTGATCGCCAGCCTCTTCAAATGTCTCTCCGAGCGATGTATTCGTCCATGTTTTTATCTGCTCAACGTCACCTTTGGCATCAAGAAAATCCTGAACGACTTCAGCCCATTTTTTCCACGGAGAATACAGTTCGTTGAGATGGAAACCGGCTGTATTTTTCGTTTCATTCTCAGCAATCCATAAACCACCAGCTAACATGCGTTTTACTTTGTCGTGATCGTAGTGAATTCCACCGCAATGCTCACAAACCATATAAGTTGTTTCTGGATCATGGTTGCCATCTTTGTCTTTATCCCATTTTACGTTGGCCCACTTAAACGTATCGAGTTCGCCACAGTGACTGCACGGAATATAGTACCGGCGCTTATCAGATTTTTCATACGCATCTTCAATTCGAGACGCGCCTTTAATTGTTGGCGTACTGGTGTAGACTTTTTTACGATTAAAGAATGTTGTTGTACGTTTACCGCCAAGACTTAACGGATCGCCTTCAGTTCCTGCTGATACCGGATACCGATCAACTTCATCTGCCAGCAGGATTCTTACCGGACGCGATGCAAGCGATGCTGGCGAGTTAGCGCCTGCCATTGTGATATGTCCGCCAGGAAACGTCTTATGCAATAACGTGTTCCCTGAATCTCTGGCCCGTGCGGACTTAACGCAACCAGATAACGCTGGTGTATCGCGCAGCATCGGCGCAAGCCTGTCTTTAGAAAACGCCTCCGCCATAGATAGTGTTGGCTGCAGTAACAACATGGGCGATGGGTCGTAGTCCATGTAATAACCAATAATGTTTAGCAGCCATTCAGTTTTACCTACCTGCGCTGATGACATCATCACCAGCGTCTCAATTTTTGGATCGTTTAGCGCATCATGTATGCCACGTTGGTACGGAGCGCGATCAGTGTTCCACTGTCCTGGCTCGGCGCTTGCTTCCTTTGACAGCTTCCTTTTTTCGTCCGCCCACTGGCTTACTGACTGTACTGGTGGTGGCGCTATTAGTTTCGCCGCTCTTGTTATCGTCTGGTGTGCTATATTGTTCTGAGTCATATTCACTTAACTCTGTTAGAGCCTCATATACATATTCACGCAATAAACTTTCTGCTTCGGCAACATCTGCTAATTGCACAACAGATGGCGCGACTTTCGTTGGTAAACTTAATATCTTCGCTCTAAACGATGACACCATATTATTGACTTCAAGTTCAACATTAGGAGCAGGGATTAAATCGCCCTTAATAACCACGACTTCCAGTTCTGTCTTTTCTGCCTGCGCCGATGCCAATCTTGTTCGTTCAGACTCAAGCGTTTTATCACCTACTTTCCTGCCGGTAATAATTAATGGCAGCGCATCCTTGCTTTCAAATAAATGCTCTCGACCTTTTCCTGTTACTTTTGAAAGGTCGTTACATTTGTTTAAAATTGTGCGACGAGTGCTGCCCGTTAGTTTTGTTAGTGTATCGATATTTACTAGCATTACCTTACCTTTAAACTTTTCGATTCTTTGTTAACAATATCAACCAGCATGCGATTGAAGTTTCTTGGAAATGATTTCACTACATATTTTATAGCAAACTTCTGAAACGGGAATCGACCTTTTCCATAGGACGCTTCTTTTGAAAACACCATCAGTATTTTAAGCTTTGTCTTCCCTACTCGCTTAAATATCGCTTTTTGTCCAGACCGTTTAAGTGTGCCGACAAATTCATTTTTACCCATGCCAGATTTCAATGGCGTTAACGTTTTACCAGTGCCTCGATTCAACGCTTCACGCCAAGCAGCTTCCTTTCTCTTTCTTCCTGGTATATTCCCGTACTTATTAAATTTTGTATTCGCGTATATCGGTTTACCTATACCGTGCCGAGATCTGCTCCAGCGTTTTACGCCGCCATCAACAATCCATCGCATGTATTTCCACTGGGCATCCGGTATGTATATGCTGGCCCGAAGATCTCGCTTCGACTTCGCCTTCTCATACTGCACCCCCCGTGCGGTAAACGGAACAGGGCCGCCCTGAATAAAAAACGGCATGGCTTTCTTTACGTCAACAGATCCTTTATATACAGACGCATTGATGGCGCGATATGCAGCGAATGGTACTTGCTTCTTAAACAGATCGTTCATCTCATCGATGACGGTATCAAGATTAACTTTTAGCGTGATATCAACCATAGTTAATTTCTAAATCAAATCCTGAAGCGACATGATCTACTACGATATGTCCAAGAGAATAGTCGATGCTGTAATCAGTATCAACAAAATCAATTTCAATGCCGCCGACAATATATGTTAATTCAACAATTGGTACAGTTATTGTTATCGTGCCTTTTGAGTATGTCGTTACTGACGATACATCATCATAACCGAAGATAGTGCTTAAGCGTGATTCAAGTGCGCCAGTGCCTGACTTCCCTCTGTTCCCTGTTGCTGAAACTGCAGCAGCTTCAGCAGCAAGTGCGCCAGTGCCTGTGTGAACAGTAAGAACAGTGCCGGTTGCAGTAACATAAGAATTTGCTGCAGGTAGAGCGCCTGATCCAGTATGAGCGACTTCGCCAACGCCGCTGATAGCTGATGGCTGGGCAGTAAGTGAGCCACTTCCTGTTGTGCCTATTCCGCCATTACCAGATACGACAGATAAGCCTGCAGGTAATGAACCAGTACCTTTGCGCTCGATACTTGTAGTTGCTGCAATTGCTGATGGCTCAGAGGACAGAACACCAGATCCAGTTATTGTTCCAGTACCAGGTGTTACTGCTCCAGTGCCAGAAACCGCTGCGGCCTGTGATGGTAGCGTTCCAGTTCCGGTATGTTCTAACTCACCAGTGCCTGCAATGGTAGATGCAATTGCGGCTAATGTGCCAGTACCTGTGATCCCAGCAGCGACAGTGCCAGCGCCTGAAACAATAGAACCCTGCGCTGGTAATGAACCAGTGCCTGTGTGTTCTAATTCTCCAGTGCCAGCAATTACGCTTACTTGAGCAGGTAATGATCCAGTGCCAGTTACCGTTCCTATAGCAGTTCCAGTACCAGAAATAGTTGATACTTCAGATAATAGTGTACCAGTGCCAGTTACCGTTCCACCAGTTCCAGTAGTTGCTACATACTTCCAAAGCCTAATTATCGAAGGGCGCATTGGCTTATACCTTCGGTATTAAAAATTGGTAAGAATTGTTAAGCATTGAAAGAATAGTTTCATCTGGTAGTGCAGTATTAGGGTAAATATTTAAAGCAAAGCATGAACCCATAAA